TCCAACAGGTGCTACTGGCTTAGGTAGTACAGGTCCTACCGGAGCTTCAGGAGCTGGTCCTACAGGTCCAACAGGTGCTACTGGCTTAGGTAGTACAGGACCTACGGGTGCCTCTGGAACTAACGGACTAAATGGTACGGCCGGTGCGGCTGGCCCTACTGGCCCTACTGGTGCTTCTGGAACTAACGGCGCTGCTGGTGCCGCTGGAGCGGCTGGAGCAACTGGAGTCACTGGAGCAACTGGCCCAAGTGGATCAGGAGCAACAGGACCTACAGGACCTACCGGATCATTTACTCCAACAGGCACGAATTACAGCGATTACGTGTACTGGAATTCGTCAAGGAGTAAATGGGACGTAGGATCGAGCGCCGTTCATATCGGTCAGAATGCTGGTAAAAATCTTTCGGCGGGATCCGTGGCTATTGGAACAAATGCGGGTACGACTAGCATATATGATCCAGTCGTTGCCATTGGAAATTATGCCGGATATACTGGGCAGGGTGGTTCTACAGTTGCAATAGGATCTTTTGCTGGAGCGTATGGTCAGAACGAAAATGCTATAGCTGTTGGAGCTTGTGCCGGATATACTGGTCAAATTGAAAATTCGGTGGCGATAGGGACATACGCAGGCGAATTTAATCAGGTAGGTATTGCTATTGGGTTGTTTGCGGGTCAATACAATCAGCGCGGTATTGCGATCGGGAATAGCGCAGGTGCTACGGGGCAAGGGTTAAATTCTATAGCCATAGGTTCGAATGCAGGAGCAGATACTCAAGCCGATAATACGATTATATTGAATGCAACTGGACAACTAGTTTCAGGAGTAAGTGGTCAAACAGCATCGTTCTACGTAACCCCAGTTCGACGCCCTTCGACCCCGAGTATGACAACCGTTGGACTAGGATATGATCCTGACACATTTGAAATTGTTCAAATACCATTAACTTCTGGACCTACCGGATACACTGGATACACTGGATACACTGGATACACGGGTGTGGCGGGACCTACTGGTGACACTGGCGCTACAGGACCCGCTGGTCCTACTGGACTCAGTTCGCAAAGCAATGCGAACGAGAATTTCATGGTCGCGTGTGGTAAAGGAACTAACACTTTAGCATACACGTATGACGGCATTCATTGGATAGGAAATGGACATGACGCCTTGACAACAGCTGGGTATGGAGTAGCATGGAATGGAGAGAAGTGGGTAGCGGTTGGTCAAGGCACACGTTGTATTGTGTACAGTGAGAACGGAATTAACTGGTCCGGAGTTGGATCTGATGGGCTATTTATTGTCGGGTACTGTGTTGCATGGAATGGATTAATGTGGGTAGCTGGCGGAGGTAATCTAGCAGGTTCAGGTCCTACCATTCTCTATTCACTTAATGGAATAGACTGGAGCGCAGCCTCAAATCAGATTTTTAACGGTAACTGCACTGGACTCGCATGGAATGGTACATTATGGGTCGCAGCAGGATATGATGGTAGTACCTCGACTAATACATTAGCATATTCGTACAACGGAACAAATTGGACTGGCCTTGGGAAAACTACATTTTCGACAAACGGTTATTCTGTCGCATGGAATGGGACGGATTTTGTAGCTGTTGGGCAGGGTACGAATTCTTTAGCGCATAGTAGTGATGGACTGACTTGGACTGGAATTGGTACAAGCATTTTTACTGATTATGGCTTAGGTGTGGCATGGAACGGTGCTCAGTGGATAGCTGTTGGACAGGGCACAAATACTGTCGCCAGAAGTTTGAATGGACGATCTTGGACTGGTTTAGGAACTACAGTATTCGACAGTAATGCTTACGCTATAGCTTGGAATGGTTCAGTTTGGGTAGCAGTTGGTAATGGAGCAAATACAATCGCATACAGTTATGACGGTATAACTTGGACGGGTGTTGGAAACAGTATTTTCTCAGACACGTCTGATCGGGGTATTGCATCTCGGCGCGTTCTCCCTGTCGTTGGTACAACTCCGTTAGGAATCGCAATGACTCAGGTAAGTTCTACCCCAGAAGGATATTATCAGGTACTGTACAATCCTACAACTCGTACATTCATGTACGTAGTCCCATAATGAAAAATTAAGTTGAATTTACGTTTATGTGTATTGATATACTAAGCGCTCAAAAGCTTACCCACAATTTTATGAATTGATAGAGACGAGACGCCTGAAGCGTCCGACACAACTTTCATTTGAGTTTTGGTTTTTAGTCCCATAATATGGGCAACCACCCCAGCCACAATAGTCTTGGGTGTATGCTCAAAATCGTCTTCGGACTTTTTGGAAATGTCAACTAACAAATCCAGTATTTTCTGGCGCTGGTCATCATTCAGCGAAAGTGCGGCACATAATCTCTCAGCAATGCCAATCTCGGTTTGTAGAACCGTATTGTTGGTTACTTCGAAATTCGTAATAGCTTTACACAGAGATCTGATGTTCACGAGAAACATCTTGGCAATTTCCTCGTGGCTACGTGGCGCCCCGTTATTGCGACATGCCACAAATACTGCTCCGCCCATCATTGCTCGACGAGTTTCCCCCCTGACTTTCTGAGCATCTTCGAGTTGTTTATACAGTCCACAAGCGTCCATCACGATAGATTTTGGCAGACCCGCGTGGTTACATGATAACTGGATAGCATCAAATATACTCATCCACGAACGCTGGGAATTGGAGGAAAGCGACCAGCAAGATAAACGCTGGATCGCTTTCAGTTTCACGTCTTTGGCTGTAAGTCCTTTGAAAGACATTACAGATCCGTAGGACGATTCAGGGAGAAGATCGGATGTTGTAAAGCCTGTTCGGCCTTCATCTTTTCCCTGATCGTAGTTCCGCCATTCGGCGCCTTCATCAATAATTCGACCCATCATTGTTCCACATAACGTACATACATGCTCACCTTCATCAATTACAAGCTCGTGTTTACAGTTCATTTTAGTATGTTTCAGCACTATCCTTTTTCTGATTCGTTTTACGCGAGGCAAATAGCGATTTCATGACTGACCAGTTTGGAGGAATGTAGCGTACAATATGGGTGTGAACATGTTCTTTGTACAGAAACTTCACTTTCTCACTTAGCTGTTCTAGGAACAAGAACATGGCGTATGCGAAAAACAGACCTGAAACATACGTATCAATTTGGAGATCTAAAGCTTTAGCTATTGGAAAAATAGGAGCCCACCCCCGTGTTATTTCTGTTGTCCAGAATGCGATTGTTCCTATAATTCCCAGTTCTAGTGTAATGTCTCCGGCCTGATATGCTAGAGGTTGGCTCTTCCAATCTTTATCACAGTCATCGAATAAGTGGTACAGTATAAGCGACATTAGAAGACCTATCAAAGTATAAAACACAGCAAGGATAACAATATTCATCGTTCCTCCAAATAATTCGTGAATATCCATTATCTATTCTGAGGCATAAAAGTCTCGCCGTATATTTGCGGGCGGTAATTTGTGGCTAGAATCTGTCTATTTCCGTCGCGAGTTTTCACTGGTTTTATCCACGAAATCACAAGGTTCTTCTGTTCTACGACCCAAACCCAGTACCCAGCTTTCGAAAACTCCGCAACTAGATGATCTAGTGCCTCTTTCAGAGAAAAGAGCGGGTACCCAAACACATACGTGGGAACGGGGTAAATAATATATGGGGCATCAGAATTGTGAACTGCTTGTCGCCTAATCTGGGCTTGAATTTGGGCGATGATTGGTGTCATTGCGGCCATACGGTTCGCGCGCCGTTCTTCTTGTTCATCCCATACGTCACGCGCACGCAACATCTCTGCTTACTCTTACTATAAGAATGTCTCTGCCGTTCCGCACTCTTGGATTAGGTGGTGGAGGTATGAAAGGTATACTATACATTGGCGCTCTTCGAGAACTTTCGCGACATCAAGAATTAGTATTTCCCGATGGTGTGTATGGCGTTTCAGTTGGAGCGATTGTTGGAACGTATATTGCTTTTGGGTTGCCGTTGGATTTGGGGGTCGAAGAAGCATTCAAAATGTCATCGTTTATTCCTGAACCCGATTACTCCAAATTACCTGAAATGATTTCTATGAAAGGTGTGTTTCCCATGGACGTACTTGAAACCTCGCTGATAAACATGTTCTTGACAAAAGGCGTAGATTTGCGCACGAAAGTTATTGGTGATGCCAAAATGCCGTTATACATCTTGGCTTCTAATTTGACAAAAGGTAAACCCACAATTTTTTCAAAAAACGTTCCAGTTTTAGACGCTGTGAAATGTTCGTGCTGTATCCCCGGTATTTTCAGACCCCAAATTCTTTATAATCAAGTGTATGTCGACGGAGACCTGTTTGTGCCCTCGGTAGACAAATATATTCCTGATTTAACTAACGCATTATGTTTATCACTGAAACATCGAAATTTGGATAATAAGTTCACTCCCGTCTCAGTTGAGACCATGTCTCCCATATCTTATGTCCATGATATGTACACTATGGTAGCTTACAATTTTTACAAACAAGTGAAGAAGGCATGTACTTTACAACTTCATTACCCGAATTTGCACAGCACTTCAGATTTATCGAAATTCGATGTTCCAGATATTCTGAAAAAGGCCAGCACGGATTTATCCCGATTTCTCGGCACCTAGAACCGAAACAAGGAACGCGCGGAAGTTCGCAACTGTAGGTTTACCAGACATTTCGTACATTTTGTCGGCCGTTTCGACTTTTATGGTAGGGTACGCTGTAATTTTGTACAGTGCTGCCTTACCTTTATCCGCATACGCATTCACATTCTCAAATATTACACGATGACCTCCGTACGTATAATTCTTGGTTTCTACTAACTGTTTGAAGGACGCAACTTCCGGCTCAGCGTCTTTACAGTGAGGACACCACGACGCAAAGAAAAACATGAATTTTACAATCCCAGGTTCAATAGGTGTATCGGGGGTAGGTTTATCTTGAGCTACCGGTTTCTGCTGAATAATTTTAGCACCCGGCCAAATTCCAGTATACGCTCGAAGTCCTAATATGACAACTAGAACTACAATAGTTGAAATAATCACAACCGTGATTACACTACTCATCTTGTCTAAATGATGGGCATAAAAGTTTTGACTCTTTCCTCAATACTTCAAAGTATTTACGATACGCTTCTTCTGGAGTCACACTTTCCAAGATCTGTATCCACGCTACTTGATAGGTTTGTCGCTCGGGCTCGTAAGGCTTGGAGATGATGGAGAACCATTTTCCGTTATAGCGAACGGTTGCTGGCATGTTATACCTCCACAGAAACAAAGAAGCCAAAATTTCCGTTTTACACCTTTTTGTGCCCATTGCTCAAATGTATACACATTGCTCATTGATGTATTACACCTAGCACAAATAGGGTATAGATTAGATAATACCGTCGGACCACCTTTAGACTCTGGAATATCATGACCACACTGAAAATCAAACACCGTTATACGGTTTTGACACCACGGCGTAAAACATTTAGCCTCATACTTTTTCCCAAATTTGGATAACCAAACTTGTTCTCTCAAAGCTTTAGGAATTTTTGCTTTTTGATACATTAACTACTTAGAGTGCTTGGTTTAAAATCAATTATTTTTTCTATGAACACATCCATCCATTCCTTTTTATTGTTTGAATGACCAATATCACCGGCGAAATGATATATGATTGCGTTTTCGTCAACACACGAATGTGATCGGCCACCGCGTATAAACTGATCTATCGTAGTAGTATTATACATATTCCGAATAGCAGCATTAAAGACGATAAACGGCTGGTCTAAACATGACGGAGGTCCGTTACCTTTTATAACTAGTTCTTCGTGAATAAGTGCATTTGTAGCATAAAACATATCCTTGACTTTTTGAGAGTTGCGGAAAAACAAGATTCCTGAACTGAACGCTGGCTTCGACATATCAACGTCAGGATAGTTATTGCCGTAGAGCCATCCACCATGGAATTCAGAACTTAAAGTCATTTCGGGCCCTACGTACAGAATATCACGTTCAATCGGTATATCAAGTATCTTGTTGATATCCGAACTAATAAGAATATCAGTATCAAGATACAGAATCTTGTCGTATTTATCGATATACGGGTAATCAAAAATGAACAAGCGAGCACGAGCAGCGTCCATTAATTGTTCAAAATCAAGATACCAGAAATTAATATAAAATCCTATTGGCATTATCTTTTCACCAATTGCGTCGTTCATTGACGGATGAGTTATAAGAAGAAGGTCAGTGGTTTCAGTATTAAAACACCCCCGAAGTTTTAGAGTCTTCAACAGCAAAGCCAGTAAATCTATATACCCAGAGTTTCGAAACACGGTCATGTAAACTAGATTCCTCATTTGTGATGTTTGGTGATTACCATGTAAACAAAAACGAATCTACTGACGCCAATATTTTGAATCACAAAGATGCGTAATATTCACAACGTCGTGTCGGATGTTCAAGAGAAGGTGACAGCCGATCATTTCCCAGTGGTTGGCAATCTTCCTGATGGAGTTCACGGATGGACGGTTGTAGAATTTACGGCCGGCGACTGCCTTCTCCAATTTGAAGTTCATCTTGAACACCAGGTATCAGGTATCCTCGTTCAGCGAGGTTTTACAAACGCTCAGCGGGATACGATTATGGAGATCTTTACACAGATGATGTTTGATTGAACATAATTCATTCACTATACATAGCCTGAAAATGGCAACTTTTTAATTGCCGGTTTCAGTTTTTAATTAAGTAGTTTTGGTCTAGTTTAGGTGTTTAAGGGAAGCCGACGAGGTGGGCGCCAATACCGAAGCCGGCACCCGTACGCGCCGACGAGCCGACAGAGGGGGCATAGATATCGAGGATGGCGAACGTGGCTAGGGCAACGAGGGCAATCATGCCGATCTCGGACAGCTTGAGACCCTTGCCGGGGAGGAGGTAAGCCGCAATGGCTACGGCCAGACCCTCCAGACCGTACTTCACTGCGCGAGACACAAGGTCGCTAACATCAACACCAGCAGGGGCGGCTACAGACTTCTGCTCGGGCATTTTTATAGAAAAGGACAGAGAAATTATTGGGAACGAAGGACAATGAGGATTCGAGTCAAAGTTATAGTTGATCCCGATGTCCAATCAAAGTACTCTAATCCACCAGCCCAGACTGAGTTTTATGTTGTGACTTATCTCAATGATCCAGATGGATGGTCAAAGAAGGGGTACTTTTTTGAACCAGTTTCTTTTAATCAAGATGTCACAATTCACTTATCATCTCAATCGACAATTGATAAGAATTGTGGGTTGGACGGGAAGCTTTCATGTGCCGAACTAGGAGGTAAAAAAGTTTGGTTAAACGCCGAGCGATGGTACAATGGTGCTCCGAAGAGCAAACTTGGCTTGGACAATTATCGTCAGTATATGGTTTCACACGAAATAGGTCATGTATTAGGATACGATCACACCCAATGTCCTTGCAAAAACTGTCCAGCTCCAATCATGATGCAACAAACTAAGGGTATTGGGCAATGCAAACCAAACACTAAAGTATGAACTCGTTAGAATTAACGACTTTAACACGTTGAGACTACAGTAAACAAATGCCCCGTGAAACTCTACCCACCAAGGAAACCGACGGAACCGTGATTGATTACCTCGAAGAGGACCCTGAAATCCCCACGCAGCGCTACTGCATTATATCCTTCATTTCGCCTGAGAAGGTAGTTAAGCAGAAGACGGAGTTTTACAACGAGAAGTTTATTGAGTGGATGGCTTACGATTGGAAGGTCAAGGGACTGGAGCACCTGATGGCATACGTTTCCAAGAAATATTCCATCAAGATCGATGATCTTTTTAAGGATATGGAGGATTTCAAGAAGGTCCACGAGGAGGAGGTCCGGAAGACCGATGTCCACGAACAGTATCAGGTTTTTCTCCTGAAGAACGAGAAGGAGGTTGAGGCTCAGTTCAACGAGAAGGTAGAGTTCCAGACCAATGTCCGTGGTGTCAAGCTTCGTCGCGTGTTTGCCAACCTCGAGGAGTGCCAGACGTACGCCAAAGTTCTCCAGCGCCGTTACCCGAATGACAACCTTTATATCGGCAAGGTCGGTGCGTGGCTGCCATGGGATCCCTCTGAGAACATGATGCCCGAGGTAGAGTATGCCGAGAAGGAGCTGAACGAGATGATGCGTCGGTACAAGGAGAACGAGGTGAACCGCGAGATCTTCTTTGAGGAGGAGAAGGCTCAGCGTATTGAGACTCAGAAGAAGGAGAACGAGGCGCGGCGGAAGAAGAATCTGGAGGATGCCAAGGCGGATGCCGGTGTGGCCGATACGTCGGATATTGGTCGCGCCATTGAAGATAACGTTCACCCTGCTGAAGGTGGCGCTCCTCGTGATCTCTAAGTAGTATATAATGAGTTGCCCATACGCTTTCATTTTCGGAAAGCCCCGGCAGGGCGCACACAGTACTCGTTTTATGGGGTTTGCGGTCGTTGACAGTGTTGGAACAGTTCTGCTCGCAATACTGTTAGCTTACGTGTTTAACACAGAGTTCTGGGTAACTTTATTGGCTACATTTGTTACGGGCGAGATCCTACATTACATTATGGGCGCTCAAACCCAGTTCTTAACGACGCTTGGTCTCAATGTTTATCCTTGCCCTGCTGCTTAACGTGGACCCAAGGACTATTAGATTTCTTGCGCATCGTGTCGGCAGAGTACTCGTCCTGCGACAACATTGCGCTTGAAAAAGGTTTGTTGTCTGCCCACAACGAATTGTCACATAAATGAAAATTTGGGTGATCCGAAGCTTTGTACCAAAACACTTGATCTTCTAGCTTATTGGACTGGACACCGTTACAAATTACTAGGCACTCAAAGTTCTCGGTACACTGGTCCATGAATTGGCAAAACATCTCGAACGTGGGAAACATACCGGCATAATTGTCGTATATACGTCGGCGATTATTCACGATACTCTCGCGCAGAATAAACACGAAATCTACGTTCGTACGCAGATTAGGCGTAATACCTAGTGGATACTGCATAGTAATAATTGTCATCACATCAATGTGTCGACCGTTCATAAAAATGTAGCGCGTAGACTCTTCCTTAATCCATGAAGCATCATACAAACAGTCATCTAGAATTAGGAAAGCACGAGGATCGGTGGACGAGTTTCCGCCTGACCGTTTCTTCTCTTCGTTTCGAGCCGTCTTTACGCCCAGCTGGCGCTTAATGACGTTCATCACAATGGAAGGATTGTACTTGTCATGAATCAGTTTCGATGGAACCATGTGCTGGAAAAACTCGTTCGCAACTTCCGTACCTGAAATCACCGTACCAATAGGGAAACAGTGTTGGGTATTAAAAAGAATATCACGAACCAAGAACGATTTCCCAGTATCTTTCTTTCCAATCACAACTATCATTGGAGATTTGCGAGAATCTATCTCGCATCTGTCTTTCAACATATCAATATTAAACTTCTTGATTTGGAAGTTCATCTACTTGCTTTAGTGCGTGTACTTTTTAGTTTATGTTTGCGACGCCATAATAATATGGTCAAGCGGAAACCATCGGCTGGAAGTGATTTACGAACAAACTCTGTCGCCCTCAGCCTCCAGAGATACGATACAAAATCTTTAAAGGCTCAGCAGTTCTGGGGTTTGAATCATCTCCAGCCATTTTTTCCTCCTATCCAGAAACTTTTTAAAACCGAGGTTCGTGATTCGCCCCAAGAGTTCGGGTTCAAGGTCAATGATAGTATTTCCTCTATTGTGGATGTCGAACACGTTCGGACGGCTAAAGGAACAGTAGCTGAAGTTCACCGAAAGGTCACAATGCTTCTTTCTCCTTTCAAGTGGATGCAGGGAGATTACGGAACGGCTCTAGGTCTTCCCACTACCGAAGAAGATTCGCAGGAAATTCAGAGGAAGATTCAGGATCCAAATAATGCAGCATATGTCGGCGCTCTTCTATCAGTCGTCTTAGCCCAGTCAGGATGCCCACATTTTCCGAAGGTATATGGAGTGTTTACGGGAGTATCGGAAAAGCATACCATAGATATATCCGACGACTACGCCGACCTGTCAGAGCGCTCATGGTTTTCTTCAAACATAGGAAAAACATTTGAGATTAAGTTGACCGATGATGTTCAGCAAGGAGATTTCAAGCATACTCGCGGAGCTCGGGCGAATGTCCTTCTGGGCGAAGACATGGTTCTTGATGACGTCCAGGAACTGGTTGTACAACACGTTGATGCTGAACCTGCTGAAATGAATCCTATGATGCGAGATGGAGAAGAAGATGACGATGATGAGTCTGATTCATCTTCAGTATCTACGTCCTACGTTTTCGGGCTTAAGTCCTGTGATTGCGAATCTGATGAAGACGAAGATGATGATGACGGTGATGATGATGGTGAACCGTTCGCTTGGGCTTCGTTCACAAACGTCCCAGTTCAAGTCACGGTTATGGAGAAGTGTACGGGAACATTTCATGAATTATGCTCCCAGTATCCTGACCCTCATAAGCATCTGGCATGGTTATCACAGGTAATGTTTGCACTAGCGTTTGCTCAGCGCAATTACGGATTCACGCATAACGATTTACATTCCAATAATGTCATGTACATTTCTACGGATCGTGATTACCTGTACTACAATTGCGCGGGATCTTTCTACAAGCTTCCAACATACGGATACTTCATTAAGATTATTGATTTTGAGCGTGGAGTTGGATCAGTGAAAGTACTGGGAATGAAAGAGCCCAAACTGTTTATGAGCGACCATTTCTCGATTGATGAAGAGGCCGGTGGACAGTACAATTTTGAGCCTTGGTACATTCCTAAATATCCAGAAATCAAACCCAACCCTTCATTTGATCTAGTACGTCTAGCTACCTCAATGTTCTGGGACTTGTTTCCAGAAGGTCCTCGGTGCCTCGATTATCGTGATAACCAGGTATTCAAATTCTTCATGAAATGGTTATCTATTGACGACGATAACTCAATCTTATTTGGAAAGAAGGATGATAAGCATGACCGGTATCATGGCTTCTATCTTTACAAGGCGATCACTCGGCTCTGTAAAAATGCAGTTCCACGAACTGAAATTTTATCGTTAAAACCTTACTTTGGTATTGATTCACTGCCTGCAGGAGAAGAGTGTTGTGTCATTGAAGCCTAGATATAGTCTAACTTTACCCACTCTTTATCTTCTTCTTTTTTCCGTAGAACGGTATTGACTAAAAGCAAGAAGATTAGATCTATAAATATGTTTCGTTGTTCAAGAGAGTTCTCTGATGCATATTTATTAAACTCAACAAACACAATCTTGTACTTTTCGGTTATTTCCTTGTACTCCAATGATGTAAACACCGATTTTGGAGTATAATATATTTCATCGAATTTAGCACCGTGTTTTTGAATTTCCAGCATAAATTTCAAATTATCGTTTGCTTGGACGTATGGGCGGAAGAATGTATTGAGAGCTGAAATCACCAAAATACTGATTTGAATACCAGCAACTGTATTCCCGGTAAAAATAGCAGAGTTTGATGAAGATGTTGCTGTCAGGGCAGATAATAACGTAATAGTTAAGTTGAGAGGTGTACCAATATTGCTCCAAAACATATAACTAATATACTTCCGATACCACGAGTTGTATAAGAGTTTGTTAAGTTTTGATTCAACAAACTCCATATTTTCCCTATTTTCTCTTGCCTTCTTCTTCTCTTCTGTTGCATCTATAATTGCTTGTGATTCGGGTACATCCTTGACTCCTATTTCAATACCAGGAGGGATTTCCGGGGAATCTTCAAGCATTTATTTGTGTAGCGAACATCAAAAAGTGGGCTTACCTACGAACATATCCTGAACGTTCGGGACATCCATAGTCTTAACAACATCCGTAACAACATCCGTTGTGGTCGCAAATACCACACCGGCTGAAATAATACCTCCGAAGAGCGAAAGCTTGCCCGCGTCTACCCAGTCAATCGGCTCACCTTTTGACCGGCGCTCAAGAGCGTATACGATAAAGCATACAAGGGCAACTGAAATAGCTGCAATGGGAATCATCATTTATTTTGCGCTCAATCAAAATTTCACATATTTAGAACGAGAGTTTCACCCATTTTACCTTCGATTTCCTTCAGTGGATCATCATCCTGTCCCTCTACTTCAGGAACTACCGCCGGCTTGTCCATATCTTCAAACTCAATTTCCGCAGTCTCGTCTCCCACCTTTAACTCTGACCGACCGTCGTCGCCACTTTCAGACCCATCATCTGACCCCGAATCAGAATCCGACTCCGGCACTTCGTCCTCGAACTTAACCTGAGTGGATGCGGCAGCACCCGCTTTCTTTACCGGCTCCTCTGGGGCATGCTCGACGTGAATAGGTAATGAAACACTCTGCGACGGCTCATCATCATCCTCTGAAAAGTACTTCTTGGCAATCGCCTCCCAAGGTAAGAACGAACGAATGACCTGCTCCATACACTCCGTAACAATCTTCTCAACTTCCTGACGGTTACGCGCCTGCTGCTCTGATGAAACACCGACTGTCTTGAAATAGTAAGCCATCTGCCACATCTTGCGAGCCGAATGCTTGTACAGCTCATGAATGAACTTCGCGAAGCTCGGACGATCAAACTCAATCTTCAGCTGAGACTGGGATCCGCGGTAATGGAGAGACGCAAACGACTTCATGTACGCAATGAAAACACCCATCAGAAGGTCATCCATATACTTACAATTTGTGACCTTAAGTATACGCTCAACTTCCGTAGATAGAGTAGAGTCTGACCACTCTGGGATACGCGTGAGCATATTCTGAAACGTGCGCAGAATCTGGTCAGGCTGACCATTGCGGTCACACAGTTCCTTAGCCGAGTCGTGGATTGACCAGAACCCATCGGCTACGGGGCTGACAAGTAACCCCACAAGGTGTTCGCGCAGATGCTCCTTGGCGAACTCAGTAGACATTTGTTAGATTTATGTACTATAAAACACTCTAAGAAACGCAATTATCAAAAACGGATTTATTTTAATTAATATTAAGTATTTCACACCAAATCAAGACAAGAACAAACACTCAACATGAGCAAGTTCATTATCACTTCCAACATCAATACGGCGGAGGACATCAAGGCGGCTCGCGATGAGCTGTCCAAGATGCTCGCCGAGCTGAAGAAGGGCGGTGACACTGTCAAGGTTGTCGAACCCGTTGCCAATGCTGGCGCGGGTAAGGCAGAGGAGCCTAAGACGCCTGCGAAGGCCAAGCGCTCTCCTGCCAAGAAGGCCGACGCTCCGTCGGCGCCCGTGAAGGGCAAGAAGGTCGCCAAGGTGGCGGCCGGTGAAGAGGAGAAGCCCGCGGTCGCAAAGACTGCGGCGAAGAACACTGATGGTAAGCGTGAGTTCACGTTTACCGCCGGTGCGAGTCACACCAAGATGCTGAAAGAGGCATTTGGTGAGGACAAGAAGGCGTTTGAGAACGCTAAGAAGATGCTGAAGAAGCATGTGGAGGGTCTGTCAGACGAGGAGTTTGACGCGAAGACCAAGGACGAGCACGTCCAAGCTTGGCTTGCGGCCAAGAATACAGCCAAGGTCGTTGAGCCGGTGGTGCCCGAGGTTCTCTCTTACGAGGACCTGAAGGCGCTGACCGGTCTCACGGAGACCGATACGGCTGGAGTCTACTGGCACCCCGAGACGGGTCGCCACGTGACTGGCCCGGCGGCCAGCTCCGAGGAGGGGCTGGACGAGATCAAGGGCTACCTGGTCGGTGAGACCACACACCGCGTCTACAACGACGCAGAGGTGTTCCTCGGCTATGCCGGGGTGGGTAAGTTTGCGGACATGTAATTCAAAAACATAAAAACAACAAAACTCAAAAAAACATAACGGCGAAAGCCAATTTTTCATTTACTTACGCGTCTTACGACGACGAGTCTTGCGTGTCTTACGAGCCTTTTTGCCCCCCTTACGACGACGAGACTTGCCACCAGTAGACTTCGGAACTTCTTCTAGCGCCTGTTCAGCTTTCGCTTCTGCAAGTAATTGGGGAGTGGGAACGCTCAATTTTTTAGCGGTAGAGTATGCCTCAGAATCGTACGGATCTGCTGGACGAACCTGACGCAAAGGAGTAACTGGACCTTTAGGTAATTCTAGAGTTCCGCTCATTTACTTATTCTGCCCAGAAAATGATGGCACAGCTCGGGAAAGTTCGCTGAATGAATTCTTGGGCTTCCTGTGTGGGAATGAGGAGACGCGGAACATAAAGTTCCTTCAAATGAGTATTAGTGATCGGCGTCCTTTTCTTGTATTCTTTCCATACATGCTCAAAGCACAACAATTTATGGTTTTTAATTCGATGACTATTGTTTCTATAAATATGCAAATCTTCAATTTCATGTGAGTAGTGCGAAAAGGTACGAATAGTAGGGTACTGATGAGTACTAGGATTGTACGCCATTTCACATACCATTTTCCAAACAGTATGCCATTCTCGCATTGTTCGTTCACTGTAGAGAGGGTTTTCAAACTCTAGAGTGAAACTTAAGTAAATATCAGTTTCCATTATTTATTTAACTGTTGTTTGTTTAACCTATAATCAGAGTCCAAATGAAAATCAGTACTGGGAGAACTAGAATCGGGAAAAATCCGTAACTGAAAAGCGTAAGCCCACCGAGGACCCAGTACCCTCCATTAAAAAGTGTCTGACCGTACTTAGCTGCCTGAATCGTCATCGCAAGAACGAAGAAAGTCTTGATGAATAAGAACACGTCATTAAACAGTGATCCAACAATATCCAACGCTCCATCTGTAGGTGTATGCGTTATATCCGCAGCTACGGCTGGCGCATGAATCTGGAACTTCTGACCGTCCTGAATTTTTTTCGACCCTGGTTCGTCATTAATTGTGTAATCTACCATCAAGTACTTCACTTTCTGAGGATTCGGATCTGGAATACCTAACGAACTAGGACTTACCGTTAAATTGATTGAGCCGTCGTTCAAATAAGTCCGAACAGCACTCGTAACATCCGTATACGACTTATCGTAACCGTACTGAGCCTTCTTGATTTGTAATCCTGAAGCCAGACGGGCGGGAGGAGCGTCAATGTCTATAGAATCACCGTCTACTGCCGTAGCCGTATTACTCGCTCCATTATTGATTGAGTATGTTACAGTCAGAGTTTTCAGCTGTCCCGGCGCTGGGTCATCTACATTCAAGGCCGATGGAGTAACAACAAAGTTCAGTCGTCCGTCTCTTAACTGGGCTGAAACAGCTTTTGTTACGTCTACAGTATTAGTACCCACTCCGTACTTTGCCGACTGAATCTTGACTCCGGTAGTCATTCCTATTATACATTACGAGCTGAAAACAACGTTGGCAATTCCACCCATCACTCGCAAGTAATTGTACGATTCAACGTATGCTCTCACAGTATAATTGTACTGCAGCGTCTTTACAGCATTTGCGACCTGTGTGCTTGGAACAATAGAAATCAAGTCTTGAGGCGAGTATAGTAACTGCCCATTCGGACCGGTCGCACCAGGGTTAACAACTGTAGGATTTGGAAGATTCACGGTTGATTTGAGAACACATACTGGTGAAGGTGGAACATTTGTTGGGTCGTGAGACGTAACGAGTGGAGGTTGGACGAATGTGTTGCGCAGTAAGGTTTTATTGAACATTGATCCATTAATATGTCCACTAGGCTGGATGCTGTATGGGTCAAGCGAGAAAGAGTATGTATACACCCCCGGAATATCCGTCGACGTACGGCCTTTCTGGTGACGGTAATTTTCCAGCTGGGAAAAGAAGTATGATTGTTTGTATGAGAACCGTTCCTTACCGTCCAAAATAATAGACGATTCTAGCAGAATATCGCGCTGGGATATGGCAGTACTTAGTGCGTTTCCACTCGAATATGCGGGTGCCATACCTGTTATTCCAATTGAACTCATTGGAGGTTTGAATGGGTTTTCCCAGTTCGTGTAATTATCGGCATCGTTCTGGAGTTCACGGTCTGAACGCTGGGCTACCCATACGACCTGAGTACACAGATTCTTCATTAGCAGAGAAATATCATTACTTGCGCCATACTGCCCGTTTGCACTCACCGTATCAATCTGCTTAATTAAGAACGAATGCTCTATGCGAGCAATATTGGCCATTTCTGCGTCGCCTACAAATATGTAATTGGCTTCAATGAACGGATTCAGATTCCAATACATAAGTTCGGGATTTGTTGGATACGGAACAGGCGAGTAAGTTGGGGGTGACAGGAAGTTGTTCATAGTCATCAATGCACTACTTGGATCAGGAGCCACTCTCTTACCGAAATTTGGGTTTGGATGGTTGTTAATTGTTTCACGAATGTCGCGGATCGTGAATAAGTTGTACATGTTCGTCAGTTCAACAATGATCTCAATCGATGAATTCTGGAGTGCTCCTAACGGCAACGCCGCTCCAACATTCTCACAAAACCAAAAATGAAGAGGTACGTTTAGTACCCGACCGTAAATCGACGGTTCGGCCGCTGATGTGGGTGTCGATAGTGCATGTGGATACTGATTCATACGGTCATAAGCGTTAGCTGGATCATACACTTCAGGTACATTTCCGACCATCTGGTTCACCATAGCCTTCTTATTCGCATCAAAGTTCAAGTCAGCATACAGTTTCATCCATTCGCCGGTATGACGAACAATCTCCTGGCCGTTGATATTAATCGCTGCGTAATTGATCATATTGTACCCGATATTTCGAATCCACTCGAATTCATATCCTATGGCATCAGAATTCTGATTTAAGTTTGGGTGTGTCGTTGAAACAGGAAATACTGACGAATAAATGTTTGGAAGCGTCATCACAACATAACAGTCATTCACTAACTGAGCAAGCTGGTCGACAGTAGCTCGTAGCGTTAATGATCCAGACGCAGGCAAACGTAAATTCGTAGTCTTAAAAACTAACTCAAACTGCTCCATCGCAAATTCGGTGTGGCGCTTGTACACGGACCTAAAATGCGTGAACGATGGGTTCCCACATATCAGTTGATCTTGTGCGCCTCTATTAACGAGCTGAATTAAACCTCCAGACATCTCTTACTTATTTACTGAATAGTTTTATGTGTGTATACTCCGCATTTCTTGCATCCAGTACGGTCTACATTCAGACTGGTCGTTGTACAGTTGCATAAACGAGTGAGCTGCAGGTTCTTGGCGTTTGTGTTGCTGATATGCGACTTAGAAGTGATATAGTCCGCAGTCTGCGAAGCTTTGTAATCTAACCACTGACCGTTCGTGCGCTGAATACGGCTTTCTCCGGTATGCCGAGGAATCAGCATTGGTACGGCATATTTAGCTTGTAACGGTGTAGGGGAGTTAATGTCGGTATTGTTCGCAATTACGGTAGCGTACGTCTTAGCGCCCTGCAGACGCTTCAAGCGTGTCCAGTCAGCAGCGGATAAACCGCGCGTTCCAGTCTGATTATTTCCTATGGTCTTTGGATGGGCGACGGTCGCCATTTATACAACATGCGGGAAAAAGCTTATAGCGTTCGGTCCATTACGTGATCCTATTTGAAATAACCGCTGCTTGTCCTGAAACGCGGAGTAATCAAATATCTCATTGGTTTGAGGATCTAGGATCATTACAATACCTTTAATCTTAATGATCTGGAGCTTTCGCCTCTTTCGTATCAAGTTACGCGTGTACAATGTGTCCTTTTCGTCGTTCAAGTAAGATGGGCGGTATGCCAGATCTTCAGCTGTGACTGTTGTGTCGAAACGCATACACTGAATCACCGGCTGTTCTTTCGAATGTAGTTTACGATGAATCTCACAATCTACTGCGGCTTGTTTCAAAATTGTGGAAATGCTCTTACTAATCTTACCCTTTTTGTACGCAGTTTCGTACAGAACTTCATCTGAACTCAGAAAAGCTTCAACTGGTTCGCTGCCTTCGTAACGTTTGGGAATCGTATCGTTGCGCCGAATTAGAGTAATGTTAGGTCCTTCCTGATCTTTCAGCTGTTTTTCAGAGAACACAGACATATATAGTTTGACTGTTACCGTACGTTCATCTTCAGGTAAGGATGAATGTGAATTCACGCGGATCGCACGTCCAATAACCTGTTCAATACGCGCAGGGTTCCAGTATGGTTCCATGATGTACACGTTCCGCACTTTCTTGAGCGTAATACCTTCAGCGGCCGCCTTAGTTCCCATGAAAATACACAACTTGCGTTCTTTCAGTGAATCTTTCAGCGACGAAGGTAACTTTTCTGTCTCGCCGTTGAATATTAGACGCGCCATCTCACGTTCATCACCATCTTCGTCTCCGGTCCACGAAGCATACGCCGGAACTCCTTTTACCATCTCGCCTTCACGCCATTGACCTCCTTCTTTCTTTAACTTGTATGGCTGGAACCCATTGTGATTCAAAATGAGCTTGAATACTCCAAGTCCTTCCAGTGTTGTGTACTCAGAGTACACGAACTGGTTGTTAAACTCACCATCTTTACCTACAGAAGACTTCAAGTCTTTGAGCATCTGGGCCATTTTCGGCGAGAAGTTAGAGAGTGCCTTGGGAGTTAAGAATCTTTCAGGTTCCGAATCAATTTTTTTCAAAATTTCCAGTTTATCTTCAGGAATAGGCTTGCCACGCAACGTATATTCTGTATCACCTTCTTCTGTCATCTTGTACTTGAACTCCGGAGGAACCGCAAAGTTACATACTAGACGTGAAGCCGGTCGGAATGAACCAAGATCATCGTTTAAAGACGGATTGCGGTTCTTCCTAGCTTCACGGTCAATTTCAATTTTTCGAGCTTCTAAGTACCTCAGATACTGCTCGTCAGACATATCAATTTTCTGAAGCGTCTTGTCTTCGTCTAACCTCTTAGGAATCAGCTTCTCGTCAGCTCCCTTGTAGTAAGACACCAAACCCTGAATTCGACGTCCAAACAGAAGAGCGTTCTTGATATTCAATCCTTCTACGAACATTTTGACAAACTCTTCATAATCCGTTGGCAAACACTCCAAATTCTCTATAGACATCTTATCTTCGCCAAGAAGCTCTACGCCCGCAAACTTATTCTCAAACTCGATCTTCCATTCCGCCGCCCATTTCTTGATATCCGGTTCCTGTTTAAAATCCTTGTTGTACTTTACAGCAATCCGATCTCCCTTATCGTTGTAGACGCTCTCGAAATAAGGGGGGTTACGGGTAAGTTTCAGTTCGTGTTTCACGGAATTGTACTCTACCGTATCAATATCCTTCTGCTGACGGAAAAAGGCCGTCATCAGGGCTTCGTCCCATGCCATTGCGGATTTCGTAGGAACTGTAACTCTCTCAATAGGTCCACGCAGAAGATTCATGAGAAACGCAATTTCCTGAGGACGGTTGATGGTTGGAGTACCCGTCAGAGCCACCACTTTACAGTTTGTAGCTTTATAGATCATATCGTACACCCGACGCTTCAGTTCGCTTTCGTTGATTACTGCACCAATCAAGTTATGAGCTTCTTCAATAATCACAACCGAGTCGTCAAACATATGTGGTGAATGAAGAATACGATCAATATTGGATTCAACCAGACCGTTGTAGTTAATGAACGTAAACCGTGAATTGATTAGATCGTCAATTTGACCATCAATACCCTTCTGCTGATCGAGGGACAACGTCCGAAAGTTTGGAGCGGCACCCTGAACAGTCATAAAGTACCGCCCCTGCTTGTCCAAATACTCATCGGAAATGCCCATAGATTTTGCAGTATCACGATCTTCATGTGTCCGAACCTTCTTCTCTTCCCAATGACTGTCTTTCTTGTATACCGGATCACCACACGTTCTGATCTCTCCAAGAAAATTCACCTTGAGCGATGCAGGAAGTAAGACAAATACCTTCTTATTTGTCATTAACGATTCGGCGACCGCGATGGCTGAACATGTCTTTCCTGATCCAAGACCGTGGTAGACTAATAGACCTCGGTACGGAGTTTCAATTAGGAGGTAGTCCCTGACGAGTTTCTGGTAAGGATACAGTTCACCCGGTTTACCATCTGTACCTTCCATATCCTTCTGGCGGTACTTCAGGAAAATGCGTGTTATGGAATCCACGAACGCCTTTCGGTTGGGCAAAACGTAGGACATTCTCACTTAATTTTACAACCGAAATGATAATGGAAGAGGTTGTCCGCAAGAATCCTAAATTATGGACAGTCGCAATTTATCTTTTCTACGTCGCAGGGTTTCTCTATGTAAAGCCAGCCGTGGCTTTTGATAGACAAGGAAATATCCGCCCTTTTGGTGTTGGAAAGAGAGAGTCTACAGTGTTTCCTGTTTGGATATGGATTATGGGTCTGGCAATTGCTGCATACTTGACCGTGGTCTATATTTTGGACTTTGATTTCTAAGCTGATTTAGGAGGAGCTTCTGCATTCTTAGCATCTTTGTGCTGCTTATTGCTTAGCTTTGCCATAAGTTCAGTCTTGAACTTTGCCATCTCATCGACTGAAGCGACACACGCTTTCGTGGATGCGTCGTGGAATGACCACACGATCATAGGCCATAAGAAAATAAGAATTATATGGCCCATGGCTATTCTACCGTCCCAGGGTTCCTGTACCCCGAAATTGATATAAAAATCAACGAAAGGACGACGTAAGAACTCAAAGTATGAAGCTAAAAAGTAAGCTAGAGCCGGAACTGCGGCGGCAATTGCTCCATCTTTAAACGATACTGCTGTATCTATCTTTTCGCACGTAGCGTACGTACTTGCCATAAGAATTGCGCTGGTTCCCACTGTGAACCCACCAAATACTCCAGCTGCTGAAAGAATTGTATTCATTGTTATTACTATGACATACTTTGGTGTGTGGCAATCAGACGTTCAACTTGGCCCATTAGAGCTACTCGTTCTGTATAGTGCGGTCGAATTACGGACTTACATTCGTTCAACGATTTCCAGTCAACTTCCGAAATCTCTTTGCTCTGCATGAATGTGAGTTTTTGTTTTAAGTTCACGATCTTGGAATCTGTCAATAAAGCCACAAAGTAGATGTGGCGGTACATGATATTATTTGTACCTTTAAAGGTCTCTGTGAACTTCAGGTCTTCGTGCAAAGTATACGCCTCTGGAGGAATATTGGTTTCTTCGAAGAATTCTCGGACTGCGCATGTAGAATCAGACTCGCCTCGGGCTCTGCGTCCTTTTGGAAATCCCCATTCTGGCTCAGAATACTTTGATCGATTACGTGTAGTTAGATCAATACGGTCAAGTTGGTAATATTTAGATTTCGAGATCTCGTACTCGGCCGAATGTGTGTCTCGCCCCTGTCCCCACAGTTTGGTCCATAAGGTATCAAACTCTTCGGACACGATAAGTTTTTGTTCGGGCAAGGTCATATTTCCAATTAATCGTTCAAGGTATTCTGGATCACCCAAATCATACTTTCCTCGAATAAATTCCATATATGCCATCGAATCTTTACGTTTCACCATCAGAACACCTATCGTTCGTGGGTCTGATGGTAGTTTAAGAGGATCGTAGGCTCCTCTCAGCAAGAGGATCCCACACGATATGATTGGGTCTTTACATGTTCGAAACACGTGACCTTTTTCACCACAATTGTTGCAGTACATTTCCTTCATAGACATTTCACTGTCATATCGTCCGTTTTTACTTCCGGCTTTCTAACAAATGGGTGGAAGCTCAAGTAAACCAGCAGCTCCAGTTGGTCCTGTACTTCCTCAAGTCCTACAACCCGATATTTCCAAAGCCACGTTTTCAGGGGACTATATTGCTAACCTCGCAAAGCAGAATGCCGAAATTCAGGCAGCTTCGGCTAAAGCTGCGGCGGACGCCCAGGCTGCTACAGCAGCCGCTCTAGCTTCCGCGGGTCGGTGGAAGTTAGGTCTTGGGATTGTTGGTGTGTTATTCGGTCTTACGGTTTTAATTATAGTAGTAATTATCGTATATGATCTAATTGCTCGTTCAAATGGGTGGCAGACAATCGCATTCCCTGGATTCTCCCACTTCACCAATTTTCAAGAAGGAATGGATAACACATCACCTATTGATGTAACATCGGGATCAGCGCCGTACTCTTCAACTCAGACACCGTCCAGCTCGTTATATATTCCAGGACCTACTGGCGCGACTGGACCAACCGGACCAGCTGGAGCTGGAGGAAGTGTACCCGGATCAACCGGCGCGGCTCCTCCTCCTCCTCTATTGTACCAGTGGTATTACGGATCAGGAAACATGCCCGACGCTGTAGATGCCCAAAAAGGAACTAAAGTTACGGCCGCTGGTGCCCCGTTATCCGCCGGTAATCAGGGAGCTTACGGTATGCAGTGGTGGATGTATATTAAGGACTGGAATTACGGGTACGGACAGGAAAAGCCTGTCCTAATTCGCCCAGACGCTACAAATGCATCTGTACTCAACCCGAAAGTTACACTCCATCCTACCGATAATGTTCTGCGAATTAGTGTGTCAGTATTCCCCGCTGATCATACCGGCGGAGTTTCTGAACCTGCTCCAGCCAATGCCCCCGAAATGGCCGACGATGTATTCACCTGTGAAGTCCCCAATATCCCTCTCCAGTCATGGTTCTCTGTATCCTTAACAGTTTTCGAGCGTAATTTGGACGTGTACCTCAACGGTATGCTTGTGAAATCATGTTTCTTGTCCGGCGTACCTAAACCCGCAGTCGGAGATATTCAGATTACGCCTAATGGCGGATTCTCGGGTCAGGTTTGTGGTCTCCAAACATCTCCAAAAATGCTCAACCCTTCAGATGCCATGGAGTTCTATGCAGCTAGTAACTCTTGCGTAACCACTAATCCAGGTGCCCCTAATACCAGTGCTATGGTCAATACTACCGGGTACTCAGTGAAGTTCGGACTGTTTGATACTGTTGGGAAGCAACTTCGCGAATATACATTCTAAAACTAATAACAATGAGTTACGCAGTTATCATAGTCGCAGTCATAGTGACTCTAGTGACTATTTATTTAGTGTATACGGCTATCACTGCGTCTCCCGCTGCAACTGGCACGATCTCAATTGTCGGTCCGATTTCTGATGGACGTAAACAGTTCGATAGTCCTACCCAGATCCCAACGTCTTTCAACCAAGCACAGGGAATGACATTCTCCTACGCTTGCTGGGTCAAGATCAATGATTTCTCTTACCGCTATGGCGCTCCGAAAGTTGTGTTCACAAAGGGACCTATTGATCTATCGGTGATGTGTCCTGCCCTGTTTTTAGACGCTTCGTCCAATTCGCTCATTGTAAAAATCGATACGTTCGGAGGAACTGAAACGATCCCAATCGGAAACATCCCTGCCCAAAAATGGGTTCATATAGCTATTGCCGTATCTCAGGAGTCAGTGGATATTTACGTCGATGGAAACCTGTACATCCATCATACTCTAACTCAAATCCCCAAACAGAACTCTGAGACTGTTCACACAACAATTGCCGGCGGTTTCGACGGTTCAATTGCTGGGTTAACTCACTATAATTACCTACTCACTCCTGAATCGATTGCCCCCATCATGGCTTCAGCCCCAGTAACCGCTCAGGATACTACTGTTGTACCTCCTTACCATGACCAGTCGTTCTGGCTCAGCCATCTAACGGATGGTCGTTAACTACTTTATCGCATTCAAACTGGCTTGAGCTGCCGAAGCTTGAGCTGATTGTTCCTTTGCCTGTTTCTTCATAGTATCTACTTCCTGTTGTAACGTTGTCAATTTTGAAGCCAACGCTGCTACATCACTTAAATCGTTCAGAATATCCTCGCAGAAATCAGGAATCTTTCCCTGATCTACTGCCGCTTGATACACTGCCTGTTTCAGTGGATCTTGGCTGTCTTTAGACGCTTTCAGATCAGCACACTGTTTCTTCTGTCCGGCCGTTAATGGAGCAGGACCAGTAGTTCCGGCAGGAGCTGCGGCCGGTGTAGGCCCAGTCTTAGTATCCATTGGTCCAGCCGTAGCATCCAAATGCTCAAGAATCATAGCGTCGCGGTTCGAGACGACATACCATATCGCTACCACTAAAAGAACTAAAAGTACCCAGTACATTTGTTATTTCGGGACTTTAGTTTTCAAGTCAGCTACTGCAGTTTCTAAAGCCGTAATCCGATTCTTCATAAGAAGTAGTTCGGGGGATTCTGGGGTAGATTCAGGAACCGATGAGAGTTCAGGTTTGTCCCAGTTCTTTGAGTTGTCTTTATTCATTGACATATGTTCACGCTGTCCAAACACAGCATACAGAACAATGAAGGCTATAATCCCAAGAAGAATCAGTTGGCTCGTCTTGAACATCTTTGTCTTCTTAGATACAAATGAGTTCACAGGGTCTTGCAGGATACACTGGATACACTAACGGACCTACCCGAGACTCCAGCGATTGGACTCGCCAGATGAAACAAAAGCGTGAGTACTATTCGTACAGCACCAAGAATTCTGGAAATACCGATACTAACCCACCATGGATAAAGTTCGGTAACGATTTCAAGTTAATATATGATCATGGTAAGTTGGCGTGTGGAGGATGTACTGGAGCTGCATTTGTTGGTACGAACTCTAAGGTCGGTGGATCTTGAGCGTCCTTTTTAATGATTTACGGACTTTCTGACGTTGGGTTTTGCTTAAGTCTGTTGGCCGATAACTGAAAAATAACTCCAAGAACTCGCGCGACTCACGATTTCCCATCAATACCTTAAACTTTTCAGATTTATCAGCCATCATTGATACCAGATCTTTTTGGGTTCCAATACATGATAGTGGAGTCAGAATCTTGTACTTCCGATTTGAACCGTTCGCTAAATTCACCAAATGTTCGGCGGTACACAGAAACCGCTGCTCGGGCTTTGATTCCAAAAACTCTTTAGGCGCATACAGCGTAGAAAGAAAGAACTGGAGAAGAGTCGGGATACTTGCTACCATGAGCCCTGATGGCGTCTGATGGTAACTGTGACATGCCTGTGTCTCGTAAATACGAACAAGCACGTTCTTCTTATCGTCCATAATATCGGTACGCGGCGGCATCAACTCTTCGTACGCCGGAAAATCGTGAGACTTAACTGGATTTCCAAACGTATGCATGATTCTTTTTGTTAGATCCGTTCGCTTTTCGGGCGTCGCCAATAAATCCAGCGGTAACTTCCATTTCTTAGGAGTTTTATCCTGCATCATCGAAGCATTGAACCCCAACAATACCACCTTCTCACTTTCCATAATCGTACGGATGTGTAACCTTGTATCCTCTTCTAAATACTCGTCACTCACCTTTTCCGATCCCGCTGGACACGTTAGAGGATAGTGTTTATTCAAGAGCTGGAGGCGGTCGTACACTTTCTTCCATCGGCTCACATCGCCTTTAGGTCGTGAAAGCTCTAGATACATCGACATCCGCAGAAAATTCGGGGGAACGTAATGGATCTTATTTTTTACAATACTTTCAGACCATAACTTCTTGAACATTTCTGGATCCATGTGCGAAATGTCCGCCACACCAATATAGTCCGCAAACACCTTAAATGTTCCTAAATGTACACCTGGTTTCACTTCTACACTCGCAAACCCAGCATTCGCTAACCGATCCGCCAGTTTTGCTGAATGTATCTGAGGAGTTTCTGAAAAGAAATCGTAGTCCGGAATCTCCACCGAGTAATCATAAAACTGATCCTTCGGGGGTAAAAGATTATTGATCGCCGTGCCGCCATAACACATTACGCGATGTGTCTCAATAAACTCTTGGACAATCTTTATCATTTTTTTGACTTCAGGATTCCCCGCCGTCTCTTTGTCAATTTGTTTTTGAGCAACTTGCGCCAAATCGGCGACCTGTTCTACTTCCATTACTCTTTCTCCTTAAAATATGAATGGTATTTAGCCGGTTTTATTTTAGATACTCAAACAAATGACGAAGCGGACGTCTAAGGAGTCTGCTCGCGACAGAGTAGGGTCTGCCGATATGGCGGACCCTCCTCCTCAAAAACGCAAGAAGACAGATGGGGATACGTTATGGATAAAGGACGATACTCTCGATTGTCCATCATCCGAAGATGATAAGCCGAGCGTAACAGTTCCAACAACAAGTGATGAAGATTACGAGGAAGAAGACGACGAGGAACCCAGCGCATCCGATGCCGGAGCACCGTCAGATTTTATCGATTATCTCATGCATAAGTACGCTGGGAAAGGCGGACCAACAATTCGAACTCAAACAAAGAAGGGTCCTATTGAGAAACTTCCACTCCAGTTATCAAAAGTCGAATTAGAATATTACTCCAACCAATCACCAGAACGTCAGTTGTCACTTCGTGGATTAATGAAGAAAATGACTGATATGAGCTTGGCGGAAGGAAGTATTCCGGCCAAATTCCGTGTCCTTGAACTTCCAGTGTCAGACTACATTAAGTCCAATGTCATTAAGAAAATCACTGCTATTGAAGAGATGGGACCCGACTCTGGTGAATCGTACAAACTTCGTAACTGGATTGACGCCTTTCTGAAAGTTCCGTTTGGTAAAATCGTTCCTCTGCCTGTAACGTTGGAACATGGACCTATCATGTGTAACGCTTTCATGACAGAGGCTCGTAAAACTATGGACAAACATATTTACGGTATGGTTCCTGCCAAAACTCAAATTCTTCAGATAATTGCCCAACTGATTGTCAATCCTCACTCTGTAGGAAATGTTATCGCCTTACAGGGAGCTATGGGTGTAGGCAAAACTTCGTTAGCACGCAATGCCATTGCCGAAGTCATGAAACGTCCATTCGAATTTTTCTCATTAGGAGGAGCTTCAGATGTTGCAGGATTTGTTGGTCATTCGTACACGTATGAAGGGTCTATGTGGGGACGTGTTGCTGACTCCTTAATGCATGCTGGAGCCATGAATCCTGTTATGTACTTTGATGAGCTGGATAAAGTGTCAACAACTCCACATGGTGAAGAAATTGTGAATATGATGATTCATTTAACTGATCGGTCACAGAACTCTCAGTTCCACGATCGGTACTTTTCTGGAGTAGATTTTGATCTGTCCCAATGTCTGTTCGTGTTCTCGTTCAACGACATTGAAAAGGTTCATCCTATTCTGCGTGATCGTATGACAGTCATTCATTGTGGTGGTTACACTGAGAACGACAAAAAGGTCATTCTGAAAGATTACATTTGGCCGCAGTTACTTGATCGTTTGAAGTTCAAGCCTGAAGAAATTGAACTTACGGACGCCGCTATCAAACATATTATCACCGAATATTCTGAAGAAGAAAAGGGTGTGCGCACTCTCATTCGTACAGTTGAAAGTATGATGACGCGTTTGAATATGTTGCGCGTCATGCAAGATGACTCGATAAAAGAGTACGTCTTCTATGTAGAGTACACTTCTCCGTTCACTTTGACTGAACCGGTTGTACGGAAGCTACTGACCGACTTGGCAAAGAAGGAGCCTGAACACTGGAGGGTGATGTACAACTAGTCATTGAAATAAAACTCCAATTACACCTGTCACACGTATACGCTGTTTTTACATACGTTTCCATCCAGTTCACATCAAGTGTGAAATAACTATTCGCACACTTGGGGCACTCGCGTGTCTTCCAAAACTGTTCTATTAGATCCATATTGATCCGCCTGATTCTTGAAGCAAGAAAATACATTTTTAAGCTGGCCATACATTTGCCAGAAAAAACCCACCAACAATTCCTACTACACTAAAAAATAGGAACCTTCGAGTCCGTGCGCTGTTACGCGCCAAACGGTCCTCTTCCTCTTTTGCTAGTTCCAATTCAACCTCGGCGTCCATCCACGCCTGAAATGCATCATTGTGTTCTTGGTACAAACGATCGCGCTTGTCTGTAAGTTCTTCAACAGTTGTCATTATTTTGATTAGGATTGTTACGTTTAAGTTAGAACGTTCCTATGAACGTAGTGGTTCTAGCCAAGTTTCCCACTGATCTTCTGGAACATTGTTGTTGAACAGTATGAGTTTTCCCTTATTCAGTCGTTCGCTTTCTGTCGCAATCTCCATAAGTTTCGCGAACTCTCGTCCCAAAATCGTATTGACCGATTCTTTCTGCTCAATTCCCTCGAGGTATCCTTGGAGAACATTACAAACACGAGACAAGTTGCCTTGCGCACACATCCCGATATTATCCCGTAACTCTGCGGTTAGAATCTTCTTCAAATCCGCTTTATCCGGTGAAGCCCGAATGAACTGCCATACTCCATCCACCACTTTTCCAAAGATACCCGGTTCTAAATCGTAAATTGTCGCATCCGAACAATACATTGAACTGAATTGCCAAGCGGATTTAGGAGATAAGTGACAGAACATAACAATAGTCTTGTACGTCATCGACAACTTCTTTGACTGCCACTTGAAGATTTCGGGGACCGGAATTTTCAGGATTTCTGCAACGTTCTTCTTGGTTTGCTCTACTACCAGCTGGGTATGTACATTCTGATTATCGTTTGCGATCCGTGCGAGAACATTTGGGTTCGGTACAGCCATCGCTCGGGCACCTAGACGCTGGGCTGCCGGAACTGCCACCGCTTCTCCACCCCATCCTCGAATAGGACCGCCATTTTCTACATCTTGCATCGCCCGAGCCATAAATTCGTCGAGACGTTCAGTTATACTCCTGTCAATTTCATCTATCAATGCTCTATTCCGTATCGTAACATTTGCACCTTGTCCCATAATACGAACGCGTACACGAATGTTTTCGAGTTCGGGAAGGAAATGGTTCCGATCTGCAATATGTATCCATCTCCGGATTATCCACTGTGCTGCCCGAAAAGCTTCGCCTCGCAATGAGATAAGCTCGCGAGTCATACGTGCCGGTTCATCAGGATCACGTCCTCCATTCGCAGCAATTTCGGCTGCTTGGCGATCACGTAGTTCCTGGAATTCATTGCGGTGCCGTACGGTCATATGTGCTTCCGCGATCGTCTGCTCGTTCGTAATAGCTCTCACCGCACGGTCATCATTACGCACTTGTACACGGCGAGTACTAAACTCTTCAATTTGCGCCCTCACTTCAAACTTATGCTTGATCGCCAACTGTTCGGTCGCAAACCGGTGAGGACCAGTTTCTTCGCGCTTGGTTTCGTGTAGACCACAATACTGAGAATTCGCCTTGTGGGCTTTAGAGCATTGTGTGCCTTTTATGGTGTATACTTGACATTTCAAAGGATCCATTCCGTAGATTCTGATGGGAAATTATTTTTCAAATAAAAACTTTCGTTTTTAACCGTAGAGCGCAATATAAATTGATGCATACAGTAGACCTATCATATAGAGTATCAGTAGAAACTCATACAGTACATACCACATCTTGTTACACTACTTCATATCAACTTCATTCAATTCGTTTTGCTTGAACCATTCTTGGATTTCCGCTCGGCCTTTCAGCATATTGCGGCGGTACATCTCACGCAGCGTTGGCAGAGACATAATATGAACTCTCATATCACGCATCGCGCGCTTAATTTCGTTCATATCCCGCTCCGGCAGATCCATCAGCAGATGACCTGCTAACCTATCTTCGGCACTCATTCGCTCCTTAAGAGACTCCCTGATTTGGTCAGGAAACAGTGCCATCGTCTCGTGCGCACGCGCTCGAGCTGCAGCCAGAATAGCTGCGCGAACACTCATCTTTGATGATAGACAGGTCATCGAAAGAAAAATATCCGTTTTTATTCATTCTCAGAACACTTTTCAATTTGTGTCATATTTCAGGCTGTGGTGAAAGGAGACATACGCCCCCTAGCGATTGCTACATGGATTACCCATCCAAATACATACACAACAACCAATGACAAGAATACAATCAGAACAATCTCCGGACCCATTTAATTTATTAAGGATCTGTTGTTCTGCTTTCTAGTACTGCTAGTAATCTAGCACTAAATGAATCCGTTTTCGTTTTCATGCAAAAACGTTCGCTTTGAAATATTCTGGTCGACATCCACAACCTAGAATATTCCTTTAGTCGGAACGACAAACCCCGTAATGAGGGATTTTTTGGGGATCTTATTAGAGTGTTGATCCAAACACTATTATACTAGATAAAGTCCTTTGCCACTACTGGCTCTCACCCCGAGGATTTCATCAAGACCGGGGGGTTTCATGAGGAAGAATCTAGAATTTCCCCACGTTACACTCTTTCGTGAGATTGTAATCTTAAAATCCGTTTTCAATTAAAAAGAGTTTCCTCCTTTTTAATTTTTCTCTTTTGTATTTTGGTTTTGGTTTCGTTTAGTAGTGGGGATAGTAATCCATCCTCAACTCGTCAAGGTACTCTCGTCGTTGCGCATCTCCAACATCATCATCATCGTCCACCTCGTTTAGCCACACATCCTGCTCATCTTCGGGCACGTTGTGCGTGCGCATGATTTGCAGTGCCTTCTCACGCCGGACCTTTCGGTCCTTAATGGCCATGAGCGGCGGCAGCAGGTCCCCGAGAATTTCGGCGACGGGCGGAGTGGGCATGTCCGTGACATACCCTTGCAGGACATTACACAGCCGTGTCAGGTTTCCCTGCGCACACATGCCGATATTGTCCTCCAGCTCAAGCTTGAGCGTCTTGATGAGCACATCCTTGTCGGAGTGCGTCTTGATGTACTGCCAGACGCTGTCGAGCGTCTTGCCGTAGATGCCGGACACCATATCATAAATGGTCTCGTCCGACGTGTACTTCTCCACCAGCAGCTTCCCAGCAGCAATAGAGAGTTTGCACTCGGCGATAATCTCGCCGGGCGTCTTGGCAACCGTCTCCATGTTCCAGCGGTACTCCGTGGGCACAGGGATCAGCATCACCTTCTGAATGGTCTTCTTCACCACCTCATTCACAGTCACCTCTCGGTGAATGTTCTGCCGATCTGCCGCGAACCCAATCAGGTCATCGCGCGGCTCTTCGTGCTCTTGCGCAGGTCCCAGATCTTGGTTTCCTCGCATGTCCCAGCGTTCCTCGTATCGGATACGCTGCAGCTCCTCGCGCCGGTGCTCACGCACACGCACCTTCTCGCGGTGCGCGCGGTCGGCGGGCATGTCAGGCATCTCTTCGAGCCGAATATTCATACGCCGCATCTCGTGCTTGTGCCGAACGTCCATAAGCTCCTTCTCTTCTTGATAAGTCATGTCAATCGTGTCGACATACTTACTCCGAAGTATCGCGGATTCATTCGCATGCTTCTGAATCGTCTCAGACTCAAGCACGTGCTTAGGACCAGTAGCCACCAAGCCATTGTAGTGCAGCTTGCACCGCCCGTCCTTGTACACATTGTGTACACACGGACCAGCCTTGTAGTGGCGAATCGCGACACAAGACATTGTTGGTATGCGATAAGTAATCTTCAATCGCGCCTACGCTTAAGATACTTGTAAAAATGAATTTCATTTTTCATTTCTAGGTTCTTAATCAAGGTATGCTCAGCCGACACATTACAAACGATAAATGGTTAGACGGTAAATCTATGTTTATTGGGAAGCGGATTTGTATCGAGCAAAACGTAATTAATGGGTACACTTGGTCCTTCTGTATTGAGTATGTTGGACCTACGCTTATGTGCGTGACATATGTCGACGATAAGGTCAAAGATATGTTTCCGTTGTCACGGTTATACTTATAAAATCTGACAATGTAATAGACTCAAATGGGCTGTACATCCAGTAAACAAGTTTCCCAATCTGGCGTTGTGAAACTGGTAAGTGTTCCGGATATGAACATTCCAAACGACCTGTATTTTTCATCACCAATTAAAACGAATATAAATCTGGGCAAATCAAAGATCATAAAGTTTAACGATGGGTTGTTCTAGCAGTAAGCCAAATCGCGAACCCGTGATTTCTTCACCAACTATGTTCAAATGTTTCATTCCCTCGTGTGATCTTCCTTCGACACAAAAGCATTCATTCTGTGTTAATCATGATCCTCGTAATAAGTCAAGAGGTTTAAAGTAAAATGTAGGATATGAATAAAATGCCATTCGTTCCTCCCGCTGGCCCTACTGGTCCCATGACGAAAGCTCAGCTACTTGCTCTTTCTGCGCCGGCCCTAGCCGCTCGCCGAACGGCGGCTATCGAGTCTCTGTCCAAGGCGGTTAAGACCGGTGTCTTAACCGCCGCATCTGCCGGACACACTGGCTACTCTTGCCCTCTTCGCATACCCCAGCAGTCTTCGTCCCCACTCGTGTTAGACGATTCTACGGTCGGAAGCGTATGCGACGCAGTGCGGGCAGTATACACCGATTCGACGGTAACGTCGTCAAAGGCCGGTGGTGCGACAGGCTCTGCTGCGCCTCCTCTTTACACGGTCACGGTATCGTGGGTTTAAGAACAGCCTATTTTAAACTATAAGAATGCGGGTTGGCGTTGTCATGTTTTACGACGACGCGATTCGTGAGTATGGAGATCTAACTTATCAAATTAACCAACTCTATTGCCAGAAACATGGTCTAGAGTTGATTTGTGGGCGAGTAAAAAGGTACGAGAATCGTCATTCTGCTTGGGAACGTCTTCCTCTCATTCTCGAGCATTTGAAGAATTACGATTACTTAGTTTGGGTAGATGCTGATGCCTTTTTCTATTACCATTCAACGAGTATTGTAGACTTCATTAAAAGCAATCTAGTCCCCGATTTTTTATTTAGCCAAGATATGGGAAACAGGAATTTGAATACCGGTATTTTCATTGTCAAAAACACGAATTACTCCCACCTGTTTCTGAATAAGTGGGCGTACGATGAAGAGCTATACAGATTGAATCCGTATCCTCAATGGTGGGACCAAGGAGTTTTAATTAAAATGGTTTACTACAACACTTTGGAAATCCAGCAACATTCTGCGAGTTATGATTATGGCGTGCTCCAGCATTTCTTTAAACACGAACTTCAGTCTCGTAAAATCAAACCTTTTATTATGCACTTAGCCAGTTGGTCGAAACAAGAACGTGTTCTTACCTCAAAACTGTACTTGGATATGATCAAAACGAATTTGGGTTCACCAACAGTATTTAAGACAGAAATAGTTTAATATGGAAGACGTTTACCAAACTACGATAACAGTTGGAGGCAAGCAGCAGTGTGAGTTCTTCAACATGACACTTGATGGTGTGATTGAAACCGTGCTTTACGAACTGTTGCAGCGCCACGCGATCCAATTGGATCCGTTGATGGAGATTACGCAACAGCAAGTTGTGGATAAGGTTCTTGATGAGTACGGACAGCCGTCCACACACACCAGGATCAGTTTCAACCGTGAATACATTGTCGTAGAAACTTGGCTGCGGTATGTTGGCAAGTAAGTGCTACTTAATGAAAAACGGAATCAATTTGGGTGAATAACCCATTTTTCATACAAGTTTATTATTACTACTATCATGTCGATGACACCTTACACGCGTTCCGATCTGATTCTTGAGCGCGAGGCGTTTGAGACCGCCAAGGCGCGGGAGTATGTCAGCAATGCAGTAGAGAAGATTTACTATGCTGTGCGGAAGCTTGCAGTTGAGACGAATACGTCTTCGTACTTTCACGTCATTCCTGAGGGAATGTTCGGGGATGTGCAGGGTGTTGCGGAGGCTATCCGCGACGAGCTCTTTACGCTGTTTCCCGACTTTAAAGTCCATATTCAAGTTGTGAACAACACATATGGCTGTGAGCGTAATGTGTTTGTGGGATGGCGCAGTGTGCCTTAATAAACTAAAAATAAAACGGATTTGTGAAAACAAGTCCCATTTTTCAATCAATAAGATAAGATGGGGTTTAGATACGTTCTCGTGAACCATACTCTAAAGGTTATTGAGGATGTGAGCCTGTACAATGTGTGGCAACGTATGGCCGTCCTTATCAAGGAGTGTGGATGGACTACTACTGATAAGGTTGAAATGCTTTCTGAA